CAATGTAGTAGTTTTCTTTTATATGTTCTGCTTTCATAGTTATCCCTAAACAAATGTAATTTGAATGTTTTTTGTTAAACCAACACGATTCTCAAAATGTATTACACCTGATCGAATACCGATATTCATAGACCCATCAGCACCACTTGTGCCAGTTCTGTTTGCGTTGGCAATTGTGACGTTTGTGCTTACTGATGTTACAATGTTTCCAGCTAATGAACTGCCAACGTCATAAAAGAATAGTGCTGATGATGTGTTTCCAGGTGTCGTGCTGTCACCGCCAAATGTAAAAAAGCACCATCCACCGTTTCGGGGTGGTGTGACAATAGCATAGGAATCATCAGCAACTGTGATCTCTTTTGTTTCAAACCGATCTGATACAGTGATATCGCCTGAATTTACATTTACATCCCCAGTAGAATCATCAATTTGAAATAAAACCGGATTTCCTGCGCCTAAATTACCATAGAAATTTATATTTCCATTATCTGTGCCTAAATCAAAGCCACCTTCAGAATTTCCAAAACGTAACCTCACTGATGCTGTTGAATTTGTGTCCGATATTGTAAGTTGATTTGCTAGTGTGCCTGTGTTGGATGAATCTCCAATATGGGTTTGTCCTAGATAATTAGTAGCACCGTTGGCGTAAAGCCCTCCGGCTACTAAATCCAGATCGCCACTGGATACAGTGAGATCGCCACTAGATACAGTTAATCCAGCAAATGTACCTGCACCTGCGCTTGAGCCACCAATGGTAACCCCGTCTAATGTCCCAGAGTTTATGTCAATGCCTGTGATGGGGGTAGTTCCATCCAGCAGGTCATCAATACTGTCCAGGTTAGTGTTTAGCTTGGTTCCCCATGTGTCATCTGAAGCCCCAACCTCTGGCTTGGTTAGAGAATATGTGGTTGTTGTTGTATCTGCCATTATTTTAGCCTCAATTTAATTCTGTCCAGCTTTCACTGGTGTTTGTTTGGTTTGTCCAGGTCTTGCTTGCAACAGCCTGAGCCGTCCAGCTATCAGTATCAATTAAATCATCTACCCATGTCACAGTATCGTCTGCCTGCCCTGCCCATGTGTCAGTTGGTGCGCTGTCATCAATCCACTTAAACCTTGCACTGCATGACGCTGTTGATGCTAATGAATCTAAACAGGACGCACTCTGCACACGATTAACCGATACGTCTAGTATAACAGAAATTTCAGCACTAGATGATGCTGACAAAACTGTTACTGCATTTGATGTTGAGGTGGTACTGGAACTGCTTGTAGCTGTCCCCAACCTTACCCTGACACCTGATGCAGTCACTGCTGCGCTTGCTGATATTGTCGCAGAGCCAGATTTTACTGCTACTGCACTAGCGGTTACAGATGACGAAAGTGCCTCTGTTGAACTGGCATTTTGTACTCTTAAAGCAGAAACAGTGGTAGAAGACGATAATGCTTCTGTTGTCGAGCCGTTCTGTATTCTCTGCGCTGATACGGTTGAGCTTGATGATATTGCGCTGGTTGCGCTTCCAAGTCTAACAAGCTGTGCAGATGCGCTGGTGGTTAAGGTGCTAGATGATGTTGCACTGGCAAGGCGTACCCTAACGCCATTTGCCTGAGATACAACAGATGTAATTGAAGTTGCAGATGCGCCCTCAAATACCTCTGGATAGCCATATTTACCAGAGCCGTAGACTCCAGTGCCATAACCAAGCCGTAAGGCCATCAGTCTAGGGTGATGTCTAAGTCACCAGCAGGGATTCGGAAAACGTCACCACTTGCTATTGTTTTGCTAGCATCTAGGGCAGCGTGAACTATCATTGTACCGCCTGTTGAGGCATCCATCACGCCTATATGGGTAATGGTCCCCCAGGAACCCGTTGCAGCAGTAAACTCTACTGCACCACTATTCGTTGCGGTATTGCCAGACACAGTTATGGTAACTGCTGTCCTAGCGTATGAGCCTCCAGATACCTCTGTGCCTGCGCCAGTTTCACCTGGGTCATCAGTAAACAGACCTATATACCAGCTTGTTGGCCTGGTGGCTGAATCGGCAGTGAATAACCATGTTAAGGTGGTGGTTTCGTATGTATTTGTTAAACTCATTTCAATAACTCCTGATTTTTAATCTTAATCCAGAGCCACCATATTTGGCTTTTCTGCTCGATTCGTTAATGGCTGATATTGCGCCAGCATACAGCATTGTCCAGACTTGCATACGGTTGTCATCTTTCAGATATGGTGCTGACTGCAACAAAGCCCCATATAGGTAAGCGTCTGGATGGCTTGCAAGTATCCAGTTGCTTGTATTTGCGTCCGACAGTTTGTCAATGGTTGCATAATATAACATTTCCAGGTTATACGCAGCGTCTGGAGTGGGATACACCTCTATGCTGCCACCAGTAATTGCGTAGCTGGTTGGCCTGCCTGTCGAGTCATTGGTGTTGTCCCTCAACTCCAGCATATCGTCAATGGTTATCAACTCAAGTCTGGTGCTTTGCTCTTGCAAATGCATACGGATTGGTTCAATGAAGTCAGACGGCAATTCTGAATATCTGCTGTCTATTTCAGCAGTTGACCTCTTTTCCATACTGTAATGGCGCAACTCACGCTGCATCTGAGCTTCAGACAGTGTGATGAAGTCTGGTATGACAGACGTTAAGTCATCCCTGTTCAGGAAGTCTGCTATGCTTGTTTTCAGTTCTGAGTATGTTGTGATTGCCATTTCTATAATCCAATAAACTTTGTGTTAGTTTAACATGGAATTTGGATTTTATTTGCCTTATAATAAATATTGCGATTTATAACCTACTTGCTGCATAACGCTAAAGGGAGACACATCAATGTACATTAATGAAAAAGACCATCCTGAACTATACGCTGCTAAAATGAGGCGATTCAAGAGGGAGGTTGCCCAGATTGTTGCTGAGTCGAGAGCAGCCCAGCCCCTACAAGACCGAGAACTAGTGAAGGTAACAATCCAGCGTCAACAAGTTCACGAACCTTCGCAAAACCGCCCTCACTTAAAGCTTGTCGAGTAGTTCTGACAATCTCGCTTCTTTGGCCTGCATTTGGAAAATTCTTGATTAATTTCTCATCAAGATTTTCCAAATCAATGGCTAATTGTCTTACTTGGGTATCTAGCAGACCTCTAGGCGTTTCTCCCATTCTTTCAATATATGGCAAATATGCGCTTGGCTTAAATGCTTCAAATGATCCAACTAAATCACCGCTATTAATGCCCCATTTAGGCTTAACTCCTAATGTTTCTTTGCTAATTTCAGTTAGTCTTTTTTGCCATTTTTTTGCCAAGTCTTCAGCGTCCTTTGCTTTTATTTTGTTTTTAGATGCCCATTCTGATAAATCATCAACAACAAGATAGTTAACTCCATTTGCTGTATTTGTTGGGATTATTGCCCCTCCAAATTCAGAATCCAGCCTTGCTCCTATATCAATCATTTGTTGTTGCGTAGCAGGATTGCCCAGATCAACAATACCTGCATTTCTTTCAATTACTTTTCCACCCTCTCTAACAAAGTTATAACCTACTGATTCCTGCCCCCTTAATAATCCTTGTGATGATGCTATACCCTCTACAAGCTGGCGTGATGCTGGATCAATCGTTGTGGTCCCTTTTTCAGTCCCAACAAGAACTCTTAAAACATCTGCTGGGGCTGATGCGCCTTTGTAATATCCATATCCTGCTGCTGTTGGTCTAGTTAAAGCTCCAGTTGAAAGAGACAAAGTATCTTGCCCTAAATCATTACTTAAAATATATCTCTGCCCAGAAGCTAGTGTTTGCGATAATTTAGGATCATTTGTAGTGCCTGCTAGGTGCATCAGTCCTCTAGCAGGCTCCGCTTCCACATTTATGTTTGCTGTAAGTCTGTTTAAATTGTCAGAAAAATCTTCAGATGCCTGACTGATTGGCATATTTCGTGTTTTTGATTTTTGTGCTACCCAGATTGATGCCTGTACCTTTTCAGGAGTCCAGTCATCATACCCCCCTACCTTGTTTTCATTAGCCCACTGAACAGCATTTGCTATTTCAGAATCCATAAATCTATGTTGAGCCTCACTAAGTCCTCCATCCCAGGGTTTACCATTTGATTTTGTGTAACCAAAAGCTCTAGCCATCCAGATATCATTTGTTGGTCTTGACACCGCTTCCCCAGGTACTACATTCGCAGCTTCGTAAAATGGTCCAATTTTTGGACCTAATGTTGCGTCCTCGCCTCTTGATAATGGTACAACAACAGCTTTTACATCACCTGGGAATCTGCCAGTATCTATATCTTGTCCTGTTATTGCTTGATTGTATCCTTTAACTGCAAATCCCTGATTACCTTTAACTTCTGCCCCCTGTGAGGTTGCAGCAAGGTTACCAGTATATAATTGTTTATAGCCTGGTCTATTGCCTGTTAGCATTGATGAAGTCTCTGATGATCGCTGATACCAATCCCTCCCAGGAACACCATCAGTAAGAAGCTGATGTAGATTTTGCCTTAATGCGCCTAATTTTTGTGGTGAGTTAATACCTGCTGGTGCGCCTTTATATTTTCCAGTAGTTGCAACCCTTGCTGATGCGTCTGTAACCTTCGGGGCGGTTATGTTTACAGCACCTCTAGGTATGTCTGAAAGACTACTCGCAGGTCTTGATACATCTATTGTCCTTTTTATTGCTTTTGGTGCTTTTAATGCCGTACTAAGAAGAGGAAATGCGCTTGCATAGTCACCAGCAGCACCAAATCCTTGCAGTAAAGCGTCAAAATAATTGCCTTGGGATAAGTTCTGTTTGAAGCTAGGGAGTCTATCTGGTGCTGCATAAACGTCCATGATAGATTGTTCACCAGTTGGGGGTAATGCCATCTGCCCAAAGAAGTCTAAAGAGCCAGCACCAGGGGCAAACTGTCCGGCAAAGTATTGCGCCTGTGGAGACTGTGCTATATCGCTCAGCAGCCCACCAGCACCTCGATATATGTCGAATATGTACTGAGTTACTGGGTCATTTGATACCCTTGATCTTATTGTTTCTAGTATTCCTGCCATGATTATTTTCCAAGTAGTTTTTTGGGTTGCACTATTTCTATCAGTGAATCGTCAAATATAACGAGGTTACGGGTTCCTTCGCCTTTGCCACGACTACCCTGATCAAGGTAGCGTATGCCTGGGATGCCTTTTTCTTTTAAATACTTAGAAATTTCTGGCCTTTCTGCATCCCAATGTGTTCCCGAATACCCCTCATACATAAAGGCATAAATATCTTCTCCAGTTGGTTCTCCTCCATATGGGGAAGTCATTTTTTTTATATCATCTATACCTAAAGAATCTGCTGCGAATTTACCAGTCTTGCTGTTTGCAAACTCATAAAATGCTTTCTTTACACTTTCACTCTGCTCACTCAAAGGCGCATCCCAATCCAGCAGGTCTTCGGGCTCTACGTCTATTTTGACGTTGTAGATATGTTTATCCATAACCGATTCTATTTGCAACTTCTCTGCATCCGATAACCTGTCGCCATAATTATTTAACAATCTCCCTGCTACGGCATCATCACCACGAGATTCCCAGTGCGATAACGGTATATTATGCTTTTGCATTATTGGGCCAATCACCTCGTCCCACGCATTCTCACTTTTCAACTTTGCAAGTTGGTTTGCATACTCACCCGCCACCTTCGGATTCTCAGCAAAATATAGACCATAACCATAAGCCTGTGCGCCCTGGCCTGTGCCAATAGAATCCATTGAAAAGCGGTCAAACTTATGGGGTGAGCCGTGATATGCCTTAATCATCCCCAAACTAGGGACAAGGGGTATAGCACCTATACCCATCATTGCAGCATTTATTAAAGATGGTTCCTGGTACAGATAACGTGCATCGTTAGCTAATCCAACAACATCGCCCACTACCGGAACAGTTGAGGTCGCTAGTGCTGCCCTGTCTAGGGTGTCCATGCCTGACCATGTGTTTTTAGCTGTGTCGCTGGCAAGCAATCCAGCACCTCGATATGTGTCAGCCAAGTATTGAGCAACAGGGTCTTCTTGCACCCTCGATCTGATTGTGTCTAATATTCCCGCCATGACAGGAATTATAACATAGATTTTTTATGCTATTCCCTGGATGCGTCTGCGAATTGGTGCGCCCCACTCATTTGCTGGCTTATAGCCAACAGCCAAATATCTGAAGGCATCGGCTGCGTGTGAAGTCCAATCGTGCAATGGTCTGCCCTTCCATGCTTTGTTTGAGTCATCCCACTCCCTCCGATATTGCCTTAGAGCGTCTATGCCCCTTTCGCAGTTTTCATCAAACCAGCACCTGTCAATCATGGACCGAACCTGCTGGATACCGTCTTCAATTGGCAGCATTGGGCAGATGGTGATATTGTTTAGCCCTAAGTTTTGCAACACTTCGTATCTGGATTTTCCTGTTCCCAGTTCCCTTACTCTTACGTCATGCGGAAGTATGTGCTGCTCATATGTATATCCTTTTTCCCTGAGTATTGATACATAATGATCTAGGGCTGCCCCTGAGTTCTCGTAGTAGTCGATGATTCGCACCTCTTTACCTTTACCGACAAACTGAGCAAAAAATATACTGAAAGTGTCTGCCATGCCCAGGTCCCAGGAAGTAACCACTGCCAGGTTCTTGTCATACGGGACTGAACATATCCTGCCTTCTGTCTTTGCCTTAATCATCTCGGTGGCGTAATAGCTTCCCTCAACGTGAACACGAAAATCACCCTCCCAAATGTGCGGATAGATGTCTGGCCTTTTTTCTTTATCTTCTAGGCGTGCTTGCTGGAGTACTGATGGGAACCACGGGTTATCACGCCAATTCATCTCGACAATCTTGGAATCGGCTGGTGGGTCTTCTCTGAAACGCTTGTGAGTGGCTGATTGTTTACTCTCAGGGTTCCAGGTTACCCATATTTCTGAGTTATGCTCTCTGACAGTTGGTATCAGCTTCTCCCAGGCAATCTCGGACACCGTTTCAGCCTCGTCAACCCAACAGATCAAAATTCGACTACGGGATTTGAGGCTGTCCACGTTTCGCCTTAGCCCAGCGAATGAGTAGTTAATTTTGCCATTTCTACTGCGGATGTATCTTTCCCCACCCTCGTAATAGTCTCTCAGCCACTCTACTGATGATATGGCTGCTTTAACTTCCTCTAAGGAAGATTCATCAAGTGAGTTGAGGTGTTCACGGGCGCATAGGATTATTCCCTCCTGTCCACTTTTTCCAAGCTGATAGCCTTTAACGGCTGTCATTAGTGCGAATGATCGGGTCTTACCACTCCCCCGTCCCCCGAATGCTGCTTTATATCGTGCCTTACTACTGAAAACAGGGACCAGCTTTTCGGGTAGGTCAATGTGGCCTGTGTTCATCCTCTAGCTCATCTTCTACTTCTGCGGAAACTGCATGGAGTATTATTTGCTGTGGTGCAAAGCTGCCATCGCTGCTGTGTTCGGTATGTGTTTTCTCAGTCATGTTGTGGTTAGCAGAAAGTAGGAAACGGCAGAAATTACTGTTGTAATTACCTGTTAATCCGTTGGTAATTAACTCCAGCTTGCTGGCTTGCCGTATTTCATCTATTGCGTTCATAAAGTCATCATTGTGTTTACACCACTTGTACACAGTGCCTTTTGTGACTCCTATGATTTTTGCAAATCGCTCTACTGTTGGTATTGCATCTGAGTATGATTGATACCCACCGTTAGCGTAGTCATGTGCCTCCTGTATGAAGCGTTCCTCAAAGGAGGTTGGTCTACCAGGAGGTAGTATGTCAGCGTTTGTGGTCATCTTTGCCCTCCAGTTCTTTTGCTGTAACTGTCTTGGTTACACCTGCAAGCAATGCTTTATAATCTCTAAGATTTACAACAGACTTTGCGTTAGCCTCCTCATCAAACGAAATTCCGTAGCCATCTCGCTCCAATACCCGCACGAGCTTGCATACTTGGTCTAACAGCAGTGGGGTAACAGGATATTTATTTATCCTTAGTACCTGGGCGATCTCGTCCCTTGTCAGAGGTGCAATGTCCAGCATGATGCTCAATTGTACCATCCTTGTTTCGTTTTGTCATTGTGCGGAATATTCTATCGTAATTTTCGTTATATTTTTTATTGTCGCATGGACGTTGGGTTGAACCTTTGCTCATGTTTGTCACCAATTAGGAGATCGATCACTGGACCTGACCCACTCGTCACCTGTCCACCTATACTTGAAATTATGTCTTCCGATTTTCTTCCATGACCCATTTTCCCAGAATGCGTTCTGGTCTGGTTTAATGCCACCAACCTCTTTACATTTTAAATCATAGCCGGATGCTTTTGATTGCCTGGTGCATTCAGCGCAGGAAGTGTGATAGCGATTGCCCCTCCTGTAGAATTTTTCCAGAGGAAGCCACTGTTTACACCCATGCACACCAGAACAAAGTTTGTGCGGAATGCCGTTTAATATTCTGTAGCTTTTAACTTTGGGACCTGGTTTCTTCTTCCCACCTTTGGCTTTCTTGCCAAAATAACTGGATTTCTTCGTGTTTTCTTTGAGATTCTTCTTCCTCACTTCTCTCAAAGTCTGTCTGGTCGTAATATTCGGAGTCATTATAGTTCACCTTGTATTTTTCCTTTAATTTATATGTTTTTTGATAAATGTTTATAAAACGATGGTCGTTTTCCAATAACACTACTGGCTTTTCGAAATAATCATGGGAGTAATAACCAAAACATAGCGACATCAAGGTTACACTCCCAAAGACCAGTAAATTTTTTAAAAAACCCTGCACTCTTTTTGGCGATTTTCGCCCGTGCTATCAACGAAAGTCTCTCCACATCCCAACGACCAAAGATATACCGAGCCAGCAAAAAATACTGCCGTGATAGTTAGGTATATAAACTCCTTAATGGTCTGCATTTTTTATCCCCTTTTTTATTCTTTATGCGTATTCTTTGAAAATTCCTACTTTTTTCTGATGATTCCAACCATCTGTATATTCGTCAATCTCAATTACTGACATTTCAGATTGATCATATTGATAAGACTGATAGGTGTCTCCCTCAAAATAATGAGGGTTAAATGGACGCTGGTAATAAGCGTCTGCTGTACCTCTGTCGTAAGGACTGCCATGTTTTCTGTCTGTTCTGTCTTCTTTCTTCATTTTCTTAACCTCTAGTTGAATGGTTGTTGGCGTTGGGCTTCATTTAATCCAATACCCGTATACGCACCTGCTACCACCTCGACTACAATC